TTTTTCTCACGTTTGCACTTGTCCAATCTGTTGTACTGATTGTTAATGCCATAGATATATTGAATATCTAAAGACTTATAAAGATTATTGCCACCATTTGCCTAATAGATGTATTCCTGTGAGTGATTCTATCAGGATACTTCCAAATAGGAATATGATTATTAAATCCCTTACTTTTGCCAGTTTATCGGCATGATATAATTGTATCATAATCCAAGATATTATATTATACTTATAAAGATTATCTTAATTATTTATCATGACATTTACAATCACAATGATATTTTTCTGGTATTTTACATATAGGGCATTTTTGTATATTTTTCATTTCTTACCGCCACTTGTCTCTCTTCCTGTCTTCACAATTCATACATTTTAGTATTCCCTTATGCCAGCCACATTCTTTACATTTTAATGAGAATGATACTGCATCATTCTTCCCAGTTCTTCTGAGCATAAATATAGCAATAGCTCCAATAATTCCCATAATAAGTAAATATGCTATCATTACTTATGTTATATATAGCCCTATTTAAGTTTGTAAAAAAAAAGAATGTAGGTTTTTTAGAGTTTAATGTCTCTAATCTTACCTTGTGATTTGAAGTGACGACATACAGTCTCCCCCATAGTTCTGTAAACTCCCTTTTCAACAAAGGCATTGTTTACAAATGGGTAGGCTGGTGTTCTTCGAGTTGCTTCGTAGTATTCGGTTGGAATTGCGATTTGTATTCCGATCCTTGGATAACCATATCCTTCAGCATCAGAGGTGTCCAGTGCAAATAATCTACCGACTTCACTTGAGTCACTAGCGTTGCTTGGAGCATCTTTTGATGGAATGAAAGGTATTCCATAGATGGAGTCTACGTGTATTCCGACACCTGTTCCCTTGAATGTTTGAATTCCGTTTACATCGACCTGTACTAATGTTTCACCGTATGGATTTGGAATACGGACTGAAGGCATGTATAGACCTTGTATTTCGGAATAAACTTCGTGAGAACCGAGGAAAACGTTTGGATCTTTACCAGCAGCAATACGAATCTTTCGTAAGAAAGTTCTTAATGTATCGTCTGTTAGTACACCATTAGTTCCTATTGTACCAGAGGCTGATTCTACTGTAGAATCGAAGTCTGTGCCACTATCTCTGTCGATAGTTGCGTTTGCTGCCCAAGGATCATAGTTTCCAGTTTGTGAACCACCTAGTGAGCCTTCTTCTGCTCCTGATGACACAATTCTGTCTAATGTTTCAAAGTCCTTTGTTCCTGTCCACGCACCACTTGCATCTGCTGCTTGCTTTTCGACATCTGCCAAAAGCATTCTGTTGAGGAATTCTTTGTGTTGTACAGCCATGTATAATCTGAGTGAGCCTAAGCCTCCCCAAATATCGTCTTTAGAGTGTGTTGCCAACCATTCCATAACTTCTGATGCTGAGAAAGGCAGTTGTGCTGTCTTTGGTCTAACATCAATTTCTTGGAGTGTTGGTTTTATTGTCTCTGCAATTAAGCCACCTTCTGCTGTACCACCTAAAACGGTATTAGCGTTGGTAGTATTCAGAACAGGCTTAGCTGTGATAACCCTCCAACCTGATTTGTCCCAAGGATACTTTGGTAATATACCAAAGGCATTGGCTTCAAGGTTGAGCTGTGCCCAAGCGTATGCTCCGAAGATGGCGTTAAATGTGCCAACTGTAGAAGTTGTGATTGGTGCATCGGCTTTTCTCAAAAGGTTTCGGTTGTATCCGTAATAGAGTGCTTCTAATTCATCGATGGTTTTTATTTGAACCATGTTAGAAACCCCTTACCTCATCGTCAGATGGTTTGTAGTACTTTCCGCTTAGAATGTTCTGAGCAACTTTTGATAAACCTTCATGCCCTGCCTCTCTTGCATCTTTCAAAATTGGAGAAAAGTCTGTTTGATAAGATTTTTCAACAGTTTCTGGTGACGCATTTGGGCGTGGCGTTTCGGTTGTAAAGTTATGCTCTGATTTTTCTACGATTTCTGTATCGTCTGATTTCTTCTGCATCTTGAGACCACCTTTGTCTGAAACAGGTTTATCTCCCCCTGATCGATCATCGTCCAGTCCAGCTTGTGTGCCTTGTGGATATGGATCTCTTGGGACAGTTACCTTTGCTCCAACATCATCTCCACCTGCTGTACCCCTTGGGGCAAGTGGTAAATCTGATGGTGTCTCTAAAGCTTTCAATCTTTCATCGAATGTATCGATTGAGTCGCTTACACCCTTTTGGGTTTCGGCTACAGATTGAATTACTTCTGTCAATGTTTCAAGACTAGATTTTACAGTATCTTGGAAAGCTTTTTCTGTGTCAACTCGTTGATTTTCAGTTTTTTCAACTTCCTCTGCTTCCGCAGATTTAGTTACTGTCTCTTCAACTTGTTCAGAATTTTCAGTATCTTGTACCATGTTATTCTAACTTAAGGTTTATAATGGTAGTTAATAAAGATTTTTACTTTTTTATATGAGTTTCTTGTTTAATTAAAGGTCTTTGGTTTCTTTCCAGCACTAAAACGAGTAACTTTTTGTCCACGAGCAGCCAAATCTCTATGTATGCCTGCTGCCATTGCTTCCCCACTTATAGCCTCTTTTTTACCTCGCTCTTCTATTTGTTTGTTTTGCCTACAAGTTGGACAAAAAGCACCCTGTGACTGTGTTTCTGGATAGTCTTTATGCTGACTTTCTGTTATTCCTTTTCCACAGTTAGGGCAGAAATCAGACGCAAGTTTTATATCGGTTTCATCTTCCTTAATTGCGTTAGAGTCTCCCCTTTCATCGCCCAATTTATTATTATTATCCTCAGTTCTGAATCCAGACGCAAGTTTTGTATTGTCTTGTCTTCTGTCAGTTTGACCTATATCTAATCCCTTTTCTGGACTCATCTCGTCACCTACTCTTGCAATCATTTTGTTGTCTGAATTATCATCTTCTTCTATCTTATCACCAGAATCCTCCAACTCTGTGTTCTGTACAGTTTGATCATTAGGTGCAGTCTGATTATATGCTTCGTTTGGTATTCCCCTTATACCACCACCAGTACCTGAAGTTGCGGTACTTGCTACTTTTATATATGTTTCATCTTTTTTAGGTTTTCCATCTTTACCCATACCACCCTCATCTACGTTTTGTGTATATAGGGCTGTTGTTAAATCTGCATTGGAAAAATCTTTATCGAACTTTTTTTTTTCAGGGTCACATTTGAGACATATCTCATTTTTGTTGCCACATTTATGTGTGTGTGGCTCGTCAGTATGATGTTTTTCTACTGGAATTATTGATTCATCATGATATTCTGGTTCGTCTGCACCTTCAGATTTACGTTTTTTATTACTTGGGCAATTACCACTTGGACAATCAGTAGTTACTGCAATGGTAGCGTTGATTGGATCAGAACCTCCATGTCTTGCTGACCAATCTTGTAACTTCTTTGTATCTTCTTTAACATGATCTCTTCCACAACTAGGACAAAATGGTTTTTGTCGTTCCTTTTTATCTGGTGATGTTGTCAATCCCTTAGAGTCAGTATAAGCTTCTGTAACACTTTCTACTTTATTTACATGTTCTATTTCAGATTTTACCACATATTTCAGATTTTACCACATAGCATTTGAACTTGTCACATTGAATAACCATCTTTCCATCGCCTCTATCCTTGGCTGCTGGAATTGCTGCTTTTGCTAATGCATTATAATCGGTAATTAGTGCTAGTGGTACTGCTGGGTCTTTACAAACAGCCACCTCATAATGCTCTAAATCCTTTAATTCATATGCCACAGTGCCATCTTTCATAACTCTTGGTTTTCTGTCTGATTTTGTTGCACCACCAAAACTCAGTCCCTTGTATTCTCCAGATTTTATTTTCTCCCAAATGTCATCATCTAATTCATAATTTTTATGTATCTTTCCAGTTATCTTAATTGCTGGATATTCAGTACCATCGGTATCTTTGTAAACAGCCCTTGCGAAATTAATGCCTTTGCCTATAACCCTGTTTGAATGAGTATCAGTAATAGGTGCTCCTCTGTCTACCCATATTGGTAATACTTTGTATAATTCGTCTACTAGGGTAATTTCTCCCTGTCTATCCTTCATTTCGATTGTCAGATAACCTTCAAAGTACCTTTCCCCTCTAGCCATCTCTGGGAGTATTTCCAGTGATTTTGTAACTAATGTGTCTACAAACAGCTCCGAATCCATATATAGCGTAATATTCTATTATTTATAAAGATTTCTTAGGGTAAAAAAAAAGAATAATAGTAGTATTACTACTTATTCATCGTCTTTTTTTGCTTTACTTATTACAAAGTCAGCAGCGAAACCAGTTGAAAGACCAATCAAAGCTAATCCTATCAGACCTACAGAGTCAACTGCTATAGTTTGTCCTACGGCTATTGCTGCAAATGTAGATATAATTAACGCTCCACCTAGTTTTTTAGCAGAGTATGATTGTCCATCACTGTGTAAATAGCCTCTCAGAGTATTTAAACCTGCTCCGACTATTGCTGCAGCGACTGTTACTAATGTTGGGTCTACCATATACAAAGCCAACACATTCATCTATATAAACATTCTTCTAATCGTCTAGAATTTTACTCACAAGGTCGTCCAAGTCCGAGTTCGGATTCTTCTCTGGGTGTAGCGTATTAGTCTGCCTGTCTAACGCAGAAGCTAAAATAATTAGGGCTTTTTGTAGGTTTTCCACCTTTTTACATAGATCGTTTGACGTTTTCTGAAGTCTTCTAAAAAAGCCAAAGATAACACCTCCACAACCTAGTATGGCTGACAATATGACAGCTTCGTATAGATTTTCGAACATAGTATTACTTGTATTCAGAAGTATTTAAATTATCAATACGTTTTAGCGTTCCATCTTCGATGAGACTCAATATAACATGTGTGTCTGCCATAAATATTTCAGACAGTTGCTTAGTGCCACCGAAGCATGAAAATTTACCACACCCAAAACAAACATATACCATTATTAGACCTGAATAATAACCATATTGTCTTTTACCGCATTGGCACTCTATAGTGCTATCCATGTGGTTATAATAGAAAGGTTTATTATAAAGTAAACGGTAGTCATGTTATGGGTATCTCATTCCATGTGTATCAAAACGTAGCTGAATATGTCAAAAGAAATAAAGATAAGGTAAACCCAAAGGCTGAAGTAAATGAGGCATCATTACCTTTGGCTGATTTGTATATAACTCCAGATGAAAAACTAATGCTTGTTTTAGACTGTTTGAAGTTATTTGAACACCCAGATGTATCAAGAAGTATAGCATGCTTTCAATTAAACAATATTAAGAAACACTTAAAGGGAGATGAAAAACTCGTATTACATGACAAGATTTCGTTTGACCCAAAGAAACAAACAGTAAATTTTATATCAAGGAAACTGAGAAAGCCTGCAATGTCAATAAGGGTGGGAAGATTCTGGGGTGACCTTCCAGAAAAAACAAAAAAAGTAGATTCTAAACATAAGTTTTTCAATGTACTTTATAACAAAGTAGATTTAATACTAGCGAAATAATTACCTTCTTGTAGATTTTGAAGGATCATTAAAAACATATCTCCAATCTTTACCATGTTTAGTTCTCATGCTTATCCAGAAGGGGTCTGCATATAGCATTCCTCCTTTCTTGTTGTATTCCTTTGTAACATCGGCTATCTTCCTATGACATTTATGACATAGCCTTGCATTAATAGATTCTATGTTAAATTTATACTTACCACAAAACAAACATAAT